CTAAGATGGTATCTGGGCTTTTCTCCATTTATCAAAATATTCCTTTTCGATGAGCCATGTGCGACCAAACAGGAAAGCCTTAAGTTCCCCAGAGCGACACATAGTATAAATCTTGTCTCTCTTTGTTTGTCGTAGCATTGTAGCTACCTCAGCGGCTGTATAGTAGTCGATTGGTAGGTTCGTCATTCTTAAAATCTCCATTTATGTTGTAGTTCGACACCAGTAACCTTTTGGTTACTTGGGTCTATATGCAGCTCCAGTTGAACTGCTTTGTTGTAGGTATAGTTCCTCTGCACGGACACCGGGATATAGGTGTCACCTTCGTGTCTCCCTAAGCCGACACCAAGCTCCCATCGGGGAACCATGAGGTTGACCAGAGGGGTGATGTCTACTTCCTGCTGCACAGTAGCAGTGTAAGGAGTAGCAGAAGTTGGAGAAGCAGAGGTAGTATTTCCTTGAGAAACATTGGTGATCGGTACCTCTACTTTCTTGTTATTGATGGTAGCGACATACTTCTGATTGACAACCAAGTCGGGAGCCTCTGGGGAATCCTTAGGGGTTACTGAGAGACTGGTAGTTGTCGATAGCTGTTTATTGGTAGCAGCGGGTGTCGCAACAGCAGTGGGTGTCTGTTTGGAGAACCAATAGAATCCAAAGGAACCTAAGAGAATTCCAAGGGTCAACGACACTATGAGCTGTAGGTTTTTATTCACGAGTAATCCTCCTTGTCAGTATTTCTGACCTTAGTTGAAACCAAGTATTGCAGAGAGCATCATTTGGACTACCTTTAGAAGCCCTATGATTGCATCGTAGTTAGGTTTGTTGGTCGTGCAGGTAGTTAGTATAACTAACGTATCAATGAGCCATACGAAGAATACTGTGGCTATTATGGTAATAAGTAATCTTATGAGTGTTATTTTTAGGTTAGTAATAGTAGGTAGCCTCCTTTAGTTTAGATAAGAAAAGAGGTAGTAGTTACTCAGGAGGAAGGAAGTAACTACTACCCTTATGAGAACCGAGGAGTCGTAATGGTTACCTCTGGGATACTCGTGTCCATTACCACGAGAGAACACAGAGGTAACCATTATATAACCTTTGGAACCCTTCTTCACTTATATGGAACAATAGCGTTATGGTTATATGTGGAACAATTAGAATTAACCAAAGAAATTGTTTAGTAGATTTAATTCATCATACTTCCTATTACTATTCTTCTTTGTCGTAACAGGAGCTTCTTCAATATAACCTATACCCCTATCAGGGTCTAACCACTTCTCAAGTTCTTCTTCGAGCAACTCCTCCATGCCTACCTGAGCATCCCTATCCAATACCTCCAACCAATGGGCTACAGCCATAGTGACAGCATCTAAGCGGTCATCATGTGCCAAGGCTCCACGGTCTCTGGAGATACGAGTGAGCTGGTAAATGAGAGAATAAGCGGGGTCTTTCTCGTACACCCGGTAATCTTCACGGATAACTGAGGTATTCACAATCAGCTTATGCCGCATCATTATAGGCTCAAGAGTGTCGATAATACGAAGTTCTTTTTGCTTACTGTTTTTAACTTCCTCAATAGAGCAAGGGTGGATAGCATTGAGAACAGGTTTTATGAGCTGAACAAACATACCATCACCAAAGTTAGCTTCGACAACTATTTCATTGACTCCATAGAACTTAGCTTTATTCGCTAAGGCTTTCAGAGTAGCATCAGTATAACCTTCTCGGTAACCACCGACTTCCATAAGGAATAAATAGCCGTTCAAGAACTTAACAATAGCGTAGGCAGTTTCGTCCTTCCCTCTACCACTGGGGTCAATAGCCATGACCGTCCCTGTGTACTTAGAGACCTCCTGTGAGCGGAGTAAAGGCGAATAGAAGTAATCACCCTTAAGGGCAACACAAGGAACGTCAGGGAGCCTCTGAGAGCTTCCAGAAGCCCATGACCATTGCAAGGATGCTTCCTCAAGGTCAAGGTCGGCGACAATAAAGTCTGATACCTTGAGAGGGTACTTCTCGGCATCTGAGAGGTTCGTGTTGAGTTTGAACTGGAGAGCAAAGCCAGCCTTGCCATAAGACAAACGTCTCTTAGAAATTTCTTCTTCGTTGAAGCGGGCTGGGTCTGTTGGATAGCCAGCGTAAGCCTCAGGGTTGGAGTCGTATAACTGAGCAATACAGCCAGCTAGGTTGGCACCGTATTCTTCACGTTCCTTAGAGGTTTCCGGGTATACTACCGGATAAATAATGACATCATAGCCACGCTTTTGAAGCTCATTGTACAGCGACATTTCATTTTGAGGAGTACCAAGATAGATTATCTGTCCACCCGGTTTCAAGATAGCATCAAACTCTTTAACAGACTCAGAGAGCTTATCCCTCTGCATCTGTGTGCCGGAGTTGTTTGGAACCTCCACGTCATCAGCTATCAGTAGGTCGGCACGGGTACCCGTAATCTGACCTGTGATACCAACGGACTTAACACTAGGGGAAATATCAGGGGTTGCTAATCCGACATCGAAAAGGTTCTGGGTATCCCTCTGACCCCTGCGGGGGAGCAGTTCTTCAAGAAAAGGTAATACCTGAATAATTCTTTTGATAAAGACGGCGTTAGCATCTGATCTATCTTTAGAAGCAGAGATAACCTCTACTTTTATCTGAGGGTCACGCCAGAGCCTCCATACAGCGTAGGCGCAGGCTATAAAAGATTTAGCGACACCACGGAACCCCTCAATGATAATACGGTCACTGGAAGGGTTCTGCATGGTGAACGCCATATCGTATTGAATAGGAGTAGGGTCAGGTAACCCTATCATTTTCCAGACAATGAAAAGGAAGACTCGAAAGTCCTCCTTTGCACGGGCTATTTGTTCAGGTGTCCAATTAATTTACAGTCACCTCATTCTCAAATATAGGAAGCTCCTCAGTAATCTTTTGGAGCTGAGGGAGCTTTGGGTTGTCTGGGGTCGTTTCCAGTCGGTTATCCTTTAGGAACTTACGGACTTTCTCAAGGAACGCAGGGCTGCGTTTCATTTCTTCATCTTCAAGACCAGCCAATAGAGCCTCTAATTCCAGCTCTGCTAATTGGTCGAGTTTTTTAGAGTCGTATTTTACCATCTGGCAGCATACCCCCTGACATCCACATGGACTCCCCACTCGTAAATACCAATGCCATCTGCGCCAGCTCTCTCTGCGATTGCATAGAGTTCCGAAGGAGTATAGCCGGGAGGCGTTTGGACATCAGCAGCTTCACCGTAGACGTGCTGAGAGTTCCAGACACCACCTACTTCTGCATTATGGGTAGGACAGCGATAAGCACAGGAGAGTTCCAGAGGACAGTCACACATCTGGCGCATGGCTTCCAAGACTTGAACCAAGCGAGGATTTACACCTGCGCCATTATTCATCCCACCACATCCGCATTTACAAGCAAATTCAGACGAGTCAAAGTGTTCGGATAGTTTCAAGTAATCACTCCTTTTTTGTTGTTTTAATTGTTTTATAGATGGTACATATGATCTGTACTAAGATGTATAAAATGGTCGCTATATAGACCATATCAGATAAAGGCACCCCAAGTACGGAGAGTGTAGATACTCCGACCGGAGGTGCTATTTTTAATACTTCATCGTGAAGATTGTCGTTATTCATTTATCACTCCTTTAGATGTCGTCATTATCCATCACCAGCCCTAAATCCACATCTGAACAATCTGTGTCAAAAGAAATAGCTTGTACCGACGAAATATCAGTACAAGCCTTTATTTTTACTTTTAGTTTCCTATATTGAAAATGTATTTCCTCTGAGCGTGTTGCCGCTAAACTATTGATCGCTTCAAAATCAGCAACGGTAACTTCTGTAATACTTTCATCAGCACAAGTCCAAAGCCTAGAAGAAACCCCTGTATTTTCAAGGTCTTCCTTTGCGATACGCATACGTTCACGTGCTTTATCATCGTAATCAAAAAGTTTATCTTTATACTCAATAACAGCTACTTCTCTTAGGTCTCTTTCCGCTTTCATTTGTGCTTCTTTATGAACCTTTTCGGACTCTAAAGTTGGTTCAGTATCAGGAGGTTTCACCCATACGATACCTACACCTTCTTTATATTCTTGGATATAACCAACTTCACAATCAATATTAGTAACATCAATCCAATATGTCTTTGGGTCAAATATTGTTGCTAAATCTGCTTTCTCCAAGTCAGTCTCAAAGATATAAATTATTTTGCCATATAAAGGCTGTGCGAACCTATTTTTTGCCATTAAATATCACCTCCGTATTCTATTATTACCCAGCCGGGAGAACCTGCGGAGCCACCATTGTTGCCTCGACCACCCATACCACCTGTGCCGCCATTACCGTAGGAAGTCCCCGCATAGCCATCCCATGCAGTAGTAGCTCTGTTCCCACCGCCTCCGCCTACTGCCGAAACACCTGAAATTGACGAAGTGCCACCAGCGGTGCCACTGGTTCCAACGCCATACGTTCCTGTCCCTTTAATCCCACCAGCTCCACCGGCACCTACGATTACGCTAACCGTTTGCCCCTCTGTGACAGAGACGGTTTTAGTAACTAACCCACCTCGACCACCATTACCACCTGTATAATACTCATCCCTGCTATCGCTACTCTCTCTCTTACCCGCACCGCCACCGCCGCCACCACCTGCAGTAGTAACTCTTAGCGTCGTTGCAGGGGAAGTGAAGGTATACGTTCCAGGCGTTCTGTACTCAACTTTGTTGTAAGGCAATTTTTCGCTGCTTAATATCGCGTATGTGTCCCCACCGCTGCCCTTAACCATACCACTTGTAGCCCTGCTGTCTGATGTGTCTCCAATCGCCACATAAGCGGGAACGCTGTCTATCTTAACATTTACCCAATGTTCCCCAACTTCGGCAATAGTTGAGTAGGCTTTAGCAGTTTGTTCCACGCCATCTTTTTTAAAATATAATTTCTTTATAAGTTCAGCCATAATATCACCCTATCCAAAATTCAGCACCATTTGGTAATACTAAATGTCCAGATGCATTATATTTAGGTATTTTATTTGCAGCATTGCCGACTTCGCTATTAGGTACATAATCCATTTCAGGCAGTTGATTTGTTGGTACTTTTCCATCTACAAGGTCTGCTTTGTTTTGTAATGTTTCTTGCATTATTTCTGGAACCTGTGCTGCAACAGCTTCTTTCGTCTTTAAAGGTGTCATTGCTTTAGTATCAGATTCACCGGCAATAGCTTCCTCTGTTGTCGCTATACCAGCTAAACCTGTACCGTCAACGCCTTTATCACCTCTGGGGATTGATATATCAAGTATGGCCGCTGTATCTGTTCCAACATTGGTTACACTTGCATTACTGCCCGGCTCTCCTGTTGTTACGGTTCCGATAGTAATTGTGGCTGCTGTTCCGTCTTTTCCGGGACTCCCTTGTTCACCTTTAATGTTCACTGGGTCAGGATTAGGAAGTCCAGCTTTATTTGTCCAAGAAATAATATTTTCAGTTACACTTGGTATAAATACATTGACATCCTTTGCAATCTCTTTCATTTCCTCGGAGAGAGCTTTGAGCGTCTCTAAGTCCAGTGTGGTTTGAAGGTCGAGAGCTGCGAGTCCTTCTTGGGTCTTGCTTTCAAGCCTCTGGATATCTTGAGTAGTCGTGGTATCCAAAAGGGTCTTAAAGGAGTTGCCGAGGTTTTCGACGTAGTTTTTAGTAACTGCATCTTGGTCGTTTATAGGGTCGCTTACGTTGATAATACGGTGATTCAGTGCGTTCCAGCGGTTCTCGTCATCAGTTACCATACTGTTAGTTTTTATCCAGTCTTGCTGTTCCTCTAAAATATGTAACTGCTGTACTTGTGCTAGGGTCATATCAGAAGCCTTAAGGACACTGGCATCCTGCCAAGATACCAAGCGTTCCGTTGAGGTTTGCCTTTTGATAACTATAAGAGTCCCAGAGGCAGGTACCGGAGAGAACGTGACTTGACGATTAGCGACCACATAATCAATGGTTGTGTCGTCTACAGTGGCTATTACAAAGGAGCCTTTAAGGTAATCAAAAGGTATGTCAAAGACAGCCTGAATACCTGTACCTTCGTAGGTAATAGATGTTTTTAATATGGTGTATCATTTCCTTTCTGTTAATAAGGTGTTGTGATATAATAAGAAATAGCATCCACTATTACTTTAATAGTCGTGGAAATAAACCAAAGAAAGAAGGATGCTGAGGATTGAAGGAAGCTATTTCCTTTGCGATGAGTAGAGTAGTCTTACCCATTGCCGTGAATGTTATTAGTTATGTAATCACAACACGTTTGTAAGAATGACTACAGGACACGGTGGTATTTAACGACTATTGCCGTGTCTTATTTTTTTTTTTTCTTAGGAATACTAAAGGACTACCCGGAGGTAGCCCATCTTTATTTCTGGGGGTTTTGAATGTATTTATAGTTAAGGTACCTTTGGTTAGCCTTACGTTGAATAGCATTAATTTTCTTGTTGATTTCATCCAGCTTAGTGCGTTTTGTAGCACCATCCAGCTTCTCATCGTTCAAGATACCATTGTAGGTCTTACGGTGAGCATCAATTTGTTTCTTAGCACTCAGCATACCTTTGTAGTTTCTTGTCTTATTTTTCTTAGAGCCGCTGTTGTACTGTTTTTCAAGAGCATCCAGACCATCATAGAACACCTCTGCACTGCGGGTTCGACTACCTTCTGTAAAGGTAAACCGAGTGAGGTCAGTAAGTTTCTTATCGGGTGTGGCGTTTTCTTTAGCGAACGCATCATAAGCACTGAGGAAAAATATACCCATAGAGCCTGTGACAGCTTTAATTGAGTTGTCGATTTTAGCAGGACTCAGGTCAGCAGCCTTACCAATACTTTTAGCTACCTCAGAGGTATAGATGTTATATTGGTCAGCGGTTTCCTTTTTCATGTCTCGGCTGCTAACAATAGGCTTGCCACGATAAAGGTTGTAATTGGTCATCCACTCAATGATGGGGATAGCCGCAGTAGGAAGGGCGTTAGGCACAGTGTTCCCTATTAAGAAACCAGTAAAATTACTACGTTCCAAGGCTTGAGGGTCTTGGTCGAAAACCATATCCAGAACACGTTCAACAGCAGAACCAAAGAGGTATCCGGGTAGTTCTGGTTTAGGAATCTTAAAGATTACACCATCAACCTCAAAGCACCAATGTTTCATTTTGTCATCGAAAGGCATATCACGATACCAGTCTTTGTCATGGTTCTGGAGCCAAAGAGCAATAGTAGGAAGTGTAATATAAGCAACACCAAAAGTAATAGTTTCTTTTGGTCTTTCGTACATCAGCCGACAAAACTTATCAAAGCCTTGAATAGTGGCGTTAAAGAAAGCAGAATAACGATTTATTTGTCTTCCTTTAGTACCCGCTCTTGCAAAGTTTAATGTGAGGTCACGAGCCATAGCACCTGCCTTTTCAAGGGAATAGCCACGTTTTAAGGCTCGATAAAATTCAGCAAGACGAGGGGATTCCTCAACCATTTGGTTAAAATCAAGCATAGTGCTTATAGTTTTGTCCCCCACTTTATAGGCAAGGTTATCTTTGTACCAAGGGGTATCCCCTGCAACTCCTCGGAGTCTCTTTGTGATGTCCCTACTGTTACCAATATAGGTAGAGAAGGGAACACCTTGAGCTTCAAAACGAGCCATAAGCTCTTTATCAGCACGCCTGAAGAAACCCTCAAAAGTGCCCAAGAAAGGCTTTAAGCCAGTTTCAGAGGCTAAAGAAGCAAATACGCTATCTTTCAGGAAGTTCCAGAGAGTAAAGGCGGGGGTAGAGGTTGCACCAATACGAAGCATTTTAGCTTCTGTAGTTGCTATTTTGTCTAAAATATTACTCATAGCAGCCGCAGTACCCCTATCCATTTCCTTAACAGCCTCATAGACACCCGGAGCGATTGCTTGGTACGCCTTTTGTTCACCAGCTTCCCAAATAGTAAAAATACCTTTGGCACCGGCAGAACTACTACCTTTAACCTCCATAAGTAAAGAAGCACTTTTATCTTTCTTGGCGAGAGGAGCGAGAGCCTGACCGACTCTATTTCGTTCACCATTATTGATTAGGCGCATAACTGACTGCTGCATGCTGACAATAGGGTCTTTCAATGATCGCTCGCTACCTTCTTTGCTGAGCGCCTTGAAGAATTTGTCGATATCAACAAAGTTCTGGTGTTTCCCGAAAGAGGTATCCATAGCGTTCTCTAAGGAAAAATCACGGAACAGCGGGACATAGTGCGGATACTTCTCTTTGAAAGCAGCAGCCGTTTCTTTTTTCAGGAAACCAAACTCGACAGCAAGGTCAAGGATGTTCTCATTGAAAAGTTGGAGCTGCTTTGCGGCTACCTTCAGAGCACCGGGGGCGTTCTTAATGGTTGCTGCTGCGTCTGCTTTTTTGATAGGGGTAACATAATCTGCTCGTCCTTCTTCAATAGCAGCAATGGCTTTCTCTGTCTGGAGGATAGCCTTTTCAAGTCGACGAGCACCCTTACCATCCAGAACCGGGTCGATGGTTCCCAACTTCTTCTGAAAGTCTGTGAGCTTTTCTGTGAGTGCTGCAACTTTCTCAGCGTTTTTCAAGTTGATAACTTCAAGAGTATGGAGAGCTGACATATAGCTAGTAAAAGCATCATGCCAATCTTTGAAGCCATGTTTGCTTAGATACCCTTTGTTTTTTCCAGATTTAGCCAAGGCTTCCAGAGGTGCGTAGACATCAGCAAAGGTAACTTTATTTAAAGGAATATTATAAACTTCCTCTAAAGCACCCATTACATATTTACTGTCCAGCTTCGAAAGTCCTAAGAGCATCTGGGTACGAGCCGGTATAGTGCTTTTGATAGATAAGGCTATATCAGCAGGGTTTTCTTCTGGGTTCAGTTTATATCCAGTAAAGTCCTCAAAGTCCTTAATAGCGGTTCTAAGGTTAGTAGTGTCGTCCACTAAGGCGTTTTGGACATTATCAATTCCTTTGATTACCTGTTGTTTCATTGGAGTCTTAATGTCTCCCTCAACAACAATAGCACCCCTTACACGGGCTTCCTCGCTCTGTGTATACCACTTGCGAATCTGATTACTGAGAGTGTCTATCTTCTTCTGGAGTTTCGGGTCTTCTGCAAGTTTACTTGTGAAGTCCTCAAAGTATCCCGGAAAGTTCTTCTGGGCTACCTCGGGGTTCATAACATATTCCGCTGTAAACTCAGCGATACCTTCGCCACGCAGCTCAAAGTCCTTATATTGACCATCCTTCCAGACACTTTCAGCAGCAGTTTTTAACTCTACATCATGCCCTTGGATATTGAATTTCTTATCAAGGTTGTGCCCTATTTCATGGGCAATAGTGTCGAACTCTTGGAATGAGCGGATGCGGACACCTTCTTGTTTAGTCATATGGTAACCAAGGGTATTCTTTCCGGCTTGCATACGACCAACACGGACAGGCACAATACTGTTGGCTGTCTCAAGAATCTGGTGGATGCGCACTGGATGGGGATACTCGGTAGGCAGGGGCGTTATTTCGGTCTCATAGGCACCACGGAAGGGCTGGGTGTCTTCGAGCCGTTTGGCTTGCTTAAACCCCTCATCGACCAGCTTGTCGATACGTTTGGATACCTCAGGGTTCACCGTGTGATCTATGCGTTCTTGAATGTTCTTCGGTTTGAACGCCGCCCGCTGGGTAACCACAGGTTCCTCTGTAGATAATAGAGCCTCAGAGATAGTAGGCTGTTTCTGCACAGAAGTCTCAGGTTTCACCTTGGCTTTGCCGTGCTGTAAGTCAAATTCACCTTTAACAATCTTATCAGCTTCTACAACGCTTTTCTTAGCCTTATTTATAAGGAAGTTTTTTCGGGCGAATTTAGCTACATGGACAGCAGGAATCAGCACAGGTGCCTCAGCGGCTAAAAGGATACTAGCGGCTCGCAGAGGATGCGCCTCTGCATATTCATCCCAGCCTTCTGTTTGGGTCTGTCGGTAGGAACCATAGATAGGTGTCGCATCCTTACCAAGCTCCAGTAGGGCTTCTCCGAGTCCTTTTTCTTTAGCCTGTTCCACAGTGTCTTTAACAATCAGTGGAGCGATAGCTGTCGCCGCCGCACCACTGCCGAGCATGGCAGCAGTAAAGCCAGCAGGTTTGACAGTTTCTTCTGCAAGATTATCGGTTGCAGCTTTATACCAATCAGTAGCCTCCTTCTGCTCCTGAGTCTGCCTAGTAGACGTATCAACATTAATAGTATCAAGACCAGTGAGGGCTAAGGGGTCTGTAGTGGCAACATAGTTACCAGCTCGATTTGCTTCTTGGAAACCTTGTACAGCCCCCTTCGCATAATCGAACAGGGCACCCCCAAGGTCAACAAAAGCATTTCCAACGCTAGCAGCAGCATTGTGTCGTTTCGTTTGTATTTCTTCAAGAGCCTTTTCTTCAACAGACTTCTTTATTTTAAAATTTAGTAAGTCATCCGTAATACTCACTTTGCGTTCTTACCTCCCATATTCAACAGCAGTAGTATCTCGGGGTCATCCAGTAGGGTCGCCGCATCTAGACCGTACTGGGGGGCTATTAGCATCAAACGTTCCTCAATTTCGCTTTTTGACAAACCGGCCTCAAACAGCTGAGGAAGTGCTTTTGTTTTTATTTCATCCATAAGAGCATCAGCGGAATTGTCTACAGGAGACTCAGTGGAATTATCAACAGGAGACTCAGTAGCTTCCGATTTTTTAGACTCAGACTTACCGTAGCCAGGAATGCAATGTTTCCAATAGTCATTCATACGGCGAGCGGCTGCATTGGCTTTGTCTTGGAATTTATCATCGATCTCTGTGTCTTCATTTTCCATTTGACGTTCATATTCTTTCAAGGTCGCCATGTCAGTCCACAGCTTACCTTTTTCATACTTGAGGTAGAACTGGTCTTCAACACTGAGGTTGCCTTGATTGATAGCTTTAAACTTAGCATTGATGCTCCGGCGCAGAGCATTTTGTTTCGCCAACGGAATCCCAGAGTTATCAAGGAGTCTCAAGGCTTCCTCTTGGGTTTCCGCCTGTGTCACGGCTTGAACAGTGTTGTTATAGACTGCTTCTGACCGTTCCTTCGCAACTCGTTTTGCATCAGCATCTTTCGCTCTCAGGCGACTTCTGATTTTGTCGAGGCGGTCAGGAGAGTAGGCAGAAGCGGTAACTTCTGTGTCGTCTGCACGGTCATCAAGACCTCCCCGGTAACCCCCAAGGTGTAGGTGGAGACCACTACCAGCATCATGGTAGAGTATCTCAGAGAAGTATGGTTTGAAATTAGCTTTTACAGTTTCCTGTTCTTCCTTAGTTAAGTTGCCAAGGTGTACATCGACTGCATCCCCAGCTAAGTGGTAGCTTGTTGGAGAACCATTGGCAGCGGCGTTGCGTGCAGGGTCACGGTATCCACTGGTGTATTCAGCGACATCACCGTAGCCGAGCTGCGACAATATACCACCAACAGACGGCAGGATAGCCTTGAAAGCAGGTTTAAGACCATCGAGGTCACCTGAGTATTGCGGAAGGTAGACCTGAGGAATCCCACGGCTCAAAGCAGTAGCCGGGAGAGCCTTAAGGCGTTCCTCTACTTTTTCCCAGTTGACAGTACCATCAGCGTTACGGCAGGCTTCGTAGACATCATCAGCCACTTTATAGTTGACGTTCTCAGAGACCTTTTTGTAATACTTGAAGAAGGAGAGTTCATCACCTATTTTTTGGTCGGAACCATAATAAGGCGTATTTTTGATAGCATTCAACTTTTCAGTGCTGGTGCCGTTTTCAGCAAGCACCTCAAGGTTCCCTTGGATTATCTTTAAGGCTTCATCAGAGTTCTTAACATATCCTTGGAGTTCCCTAGTGATTTCTCCAAAGGACTGCACAAAAGCCTCTGTGTCCATTGTGTCGGCTCCAGCTACTAAGCCTTGGAGCTTCACGTTGCAGATTCTCTGACCTTTAGCTCTGGCTTCATTATTGATACGCTGGTGGGCTTCATGGGCGACCTGTAGGACATCCCTTTGGTAACCATCATAGAAGCCTTTATCAAAGGCGACACCATTTCTGACACTTTCCTTAAAGGAACCATAGGTCTCTTGAAGCATACCATCATAAGACTGGATAGCCTCATTGATACTTTTGGGAGTGCCGTGGTTCTCAGAAGCCCACCGTTCCTTTGCAGAGGCGGCGGCTACCTGACCTATAGACTGGTCAAGAATAGCCATTGCGTAAGGGTTGTCGGTGAGGTCGTAACCTTTAGCGCTGTGTTGAAGGGCTTGTATGCGGTCGAACTTAGCTAGATCCTCTGGGGTCTTTCCGGCTATAAGTTTTGCTGCTTCAAGGGCTGTGAATTGTTCACGCTCTCGTTTAACAGCGGCGATCGACTCGTCATAAATGGCACCACCAAGGATACCTAAGGATTTAGAAAGTAAGGCAGCGTCATGGTCGGTTTGGAAGCTGATACCATTATCTACCGAGAGTTGCTTTAAGTTTTGCTGATAGACACTCTTAGGTTGTATTGCAAACTGCCTTTGAGTGCCTATTGCAGCACTAACAGGATTTGACATTTAAGGTTTTACCTCCTTTGCTTTTAGTACCCATAGTATTCCTCGGCAGCCTTTTTAGCCTTACTAGCTGTGGATATTGTAGGAATTGTACTGTTACGTTTTGCTCCATTAGTTATCCAGTTATACTTAGCTCCAGTGTTCTTCACGGATTGACGTTGATTCTGGGTTTGCGTATAGGAATTTAAAACTATCCCAGCAGTGCTTATAGCATTACTAAAGCGGGACGGCATTTTAGGAGCAGAAGCGTTTAGGTTGTTTATATAATCTTTTGTAGAGAGCAAGCTGCGCTCTTTGTTTAAATCAATTTCAGTAGACTTACGAGCAAAATTATCTTTGATAGATGCTTTAGTCCGGGCAGTATCACCTTCAACATTCCTAACGAGCATTTTAGCGGTACGGCCAGACATGGTCTCATTTACTGCGGCTTCGACACCAGAGTTGACACGCATAGCATTGTGAGAAACTTTGTCGAGTTCTGCAACAGCAGCATCAAAAGCATCCACACGTTCTATCTCGTAGTCCTGAAAGGCGTAATTCATTTTGGTGAAAGCGGTTTGTGCTTGCTGGTTCATCTGAGCCTGAGCTGCCTTAGCGGTAGCCCTTTGACCCATATAGTTACCTGCAACTTGCAAGCCAACATCCAATGCAGAGGGTAACGAACACATTATTCAGGTGTCTCCTTTCTAACAAAACCAAACCAACGAAACTCACCCTCACAGTTAGCCCATTTAGCACCCATCCAAGTCAGCCAATCAATGTGGAGCTGATTACCCAACCATGCACGGTTACCAAGGACAGCATAACGCTTTAGGTAATCCTCAAGGAGCCTTTTGGTGAACCTAAGAAATGTTATCTTATGCTGCTCTACACGTTCTGTACAGAGCATCCAGACAGCACCTATATCGGGGTCTTCTTCGACAACACCACCAATAGCAAAGACATTACCTTCTTCGTCTACAATGCTCTTACAGCCCTCAAAATCAGAGAGAGGCAGGTCAGTAAACTTAATGCCCTCCATTTCAGCTTCTTGGATATCCAGTGGGCGAGCGTGTTCCAGAAAGTCCTGCATCTGTTTAAGAGTGGTTTTTTCGGTATGTAATTTCATATAGGCTTACTCCTTCTGTAATAGCTTCCTTCCCAGCCAGCCCCGATTAAGGCGACCGGATTAGGGTTGGTAGAGGTGATCGTTATATCGCAGTTTGTGTTTAGGGATTGGATAGGAACCTTGAATTGGTCTGTAGAAAAAACTAAAGAACCTAAGGTACTATTACGGTTCCCTAAGGTTCTGGAGGTATGCAGATATTCAAAATTATTCCTATCTTTTATATCGACAGAGACCAAGAAAGTCCCTGAGTCTGAAAAGTTTACCCAGAAAGAGCGGAGCTGCAAACGACCAGTATCTATGACTTTAGTACCACTTTGGGTCTCTTTCCTAATCATAAGGGTCGAGAAGCCTACCTTCATGGTAAAGTTCTGACCAATAAATACTGTCTTGTTGCGCCAGTCTCCTTCAATTGCAACTGAGCCATCAGCGGCTACCTCAAGTTCCATATAGGTTCCTTGGGTATCCACAAGGGCAAACCCATTGAAACTTATTAAGTCCGAGGAGTCATAAACATCCTTGAGGTTAAAAGAGGTTCGCTCTGTGACGGGGTTGTAGGAGTCCTCCGGGATTACATAAGGAACCTTGCGATCTAAATAGATTCTGTAAGGTTCCTCTTCAAAGTCAGCAGTGTTGTAGGTGAAGGACATCTTCTCAAGGAAAAGTATCCCATCTCTTTCAATAACGACAAAAAAGATACCACCAAAGAAGTCCGCACCGAATACAGTGCCATCCCCAAAGTCCCAGTGAGACCATGCTGCCTGTTGTCGCACGGAGTCAATAAAGAGATATTTATAGACATAAATACAGTTGCTGGCTCCTTCTGTCAAAAAGAGCAGAAGGTTCTCAACAGGAGACGTAACGATTTTATAGACACCATTGGGAATGTAGTTAGATACATGGCTGGTAATGTCTTGAGCATCCTTACTCTCAGTGTTGTCAGCAGCAGTGAAGAACTCACGAACTGTAGTATACTGGCTGCGCTCTGCGGTGAAGTATAGGTTTCTACCAGCAGTTGCAGGTTTCGCCTTTTGTGAATTACCGAAGCGGGTCACAGCAGGCGGTATATTTGCGGTCTTAGGTGTCAACACACCCTCACACCTCAAGATGAACTGTGCATCATCACTCATCAAGACAAGGTTCTCGTCGTAAGGAACCGCATGGTGCAAAGTGGCAATCTTGTTGTCGGATATAGCTAAATCAATAGCATCTGTGTCTTGGACTTCCTTTGTTGAAACCATCCAGAAGTTAAAGAACCCAGCGGACTGAGATAAGATTACATTCTCACCTGCTATAAAGCATAAGCGGTTCCGGAAGTAGACAATATCCTTAATAGGGTACCCAATGAAGGACGGCTCAGGATTAGAGTCTTCATCACCTGTTTTTCGTTCTTCCCACTCAGCACGTCTGAGTAAGAAAGAGCCATCAGCTTGTCTGACCAAAACATGAGGCATGGTCTGGAGGTCGTAACTCTTAGGGATACCAGGGCGCACACATTCTTTCCAGAGGTTCTCAGAGGCATCATAACGGATATAGTAGTCGTCCGTAGTGCTGCCGGACTCTCCTGCTACTTTGACAGTGAAACCAGCAGGAGCAGAAACGGGGAGCATAGAGAATTTCTGGACAGTCTTAAGGACGCCAAAAGCTGCTTGGTTGTTGTAGCCATCATATACAGAAACACTTTTGATATCTGTTGCAGTGTTTGGCTCAACAACGGTCTCCCAAAAACCTCGTCTGCGAAGGTAACAATGGTATTCATTTTGTTGTAAAATTTCCCAATAATCCCTTGAGCACCTATTAATCTCAGCAAGTGCTTGTTCGGTAAGCGTAATATCTTCTGTTCCGGGCTTATATCCTGAAACTATTAACTGGTTTTGTTTAGAGTGGTAAACGGCAGTGGTTCTGCTCATGCTTTTAAAGATTTTCTCTTGTTGTTCATAGGTTGTTGAAGGTTCTCTCCAGTATTTCTTTTCGACAAAGGCACTTGAGGATTTTGTAATGTACAGCCAAGAGGAACCTGTTTGTACTGCGTAGCCATTATTATGAGCTTGAGACGCTAGTTGGGAAGCAATGTAGTCAGTCGCAATTTGCCCTGTATGGGACTTGTCGGAACCATCGGGGGTTGTAAAAGATGCTATGGTTATACCATTAATATCCACACGATATGTCCTACCATACTGACCACTCTTAATGTTCACTAAGGCACCCTGAGTAGCCCAGACATCCTCTGTTATCTCAGTGGACATCCTTGGGATAGCATAGATATTAGAGATAAAGGTGTAGTCGGCTATAGTTTGGCACTTAAGGTTACTTCGAGGGGATTGAGTAGTTATATATCGTCTGGCATCTTCACTTTCATAATGGACTTCCATGGGGCTTCCATTGAGGTCAAAGACCATAACATCACTACCTGTAAAGGTCACAATGTACTTCTCGTAGTCATCTCGGTTGATGAAGTGTACAAGCGGTTTGTTACCGACATTAACTTCCTTCGTTAAAGGAGCGACATACTGAGTAGGAGGTCTCTTTTGGAGTCCAGCGGCTTCCGTGGAGAACCCATTGATTTGCTCGTTGAGCTGCTCGGGATGCCTAAGAACCTGTGGCTGTTGACTGATACCAGCTACAAGGTTTTTTATAGTTTGAGAATATAAAGCTGTCATCGGGTCAACAACTCCTGTACATGAGTATGGTCAAGTAAGTTATATTCGTTTTTGTCGAGTTCATCTTCCTGTAGATACTGCCAAGTCTCTTGGACTTTGTTGTTAAGAATTTGGGTCAACGACTCATCACCAAGGTATCTCGATTGAAATTCAGCGGATGCTTTAGCGACAATGTAGTTGCGAGCAGGTTCCGGCATATCTTCAAAGGGAACTAAAATAATAGCGTTGATAGAAATAGGACTTTCAAAGATGGAGGTCTTAGCGATTAGATCATAAACATAGTCGCCCTGCTTCACATACTTTGTACCTTCTTCACCATCTATTTTCAGGTATACATCTAACCATTTGATTTTCTTTGAGTAAACATCAGGGTTCAAAGGGTATTCAGTGATGCTGTTAAAAGACCAGCCACGGGACTGAAAGGCTCTGTTGTTGTTCCTGAGGATACGGAGTGCATTGATAACGTCAACATTCATAAGGTTTTCCAAGGTGTTCACAGGGGCTTCGCCTATGGCACCAATAATCTCATTGACGGCATCAAGCTCAGTAGTGGGGGAAATCATTTGAGATTTGCCTCCTTTCTTCTTTTAGAAAAAATAGGGGAGCCATTAGACTCCCCTATGGGTAATTTATGCAGAGGTAATAACACCCATGAAAGCAGCTTCCGGGCGCAAACCGCCATGACCCATTGCATATTTTGCAATGATTTGGTCAGCTTGCAGATTAGCACGGCGAGCGTGTTCCAGAGACAAGTTCTTCAAAGTCAAAGTACCTACAGTGGAACGATGTGCTACAAGGAACATACAGGAGTCTTTGTAGGCAGCCGGGAATACATGACCAGCACCTTGGATAACACCTGCATTAACAGCTGCGCCACCTCTAGTCAGATGCGGGGTTTCAACAAGGTCGAATCCTAACAACTTCGGCGGTTTACCATTTTCAATGGTTACAGAAGCACCATACAGTTTGTTGATAATGTCTTTATTAGCTACCAGAGCATTAAGAGCCATCGGACGGATATAGACGGTTCGTTCAGCATCAGGTACATAGTTTTCAGACATAGCAGATTTGATTTTCAAAAGCTGGTCAAAGAGTGCTTTACCCATTGCTTCGGTTTCGCCGATGGATGCAGCAGGGAGAGAGGCACTCAAAATCGCACCTTTGCCTAAGCCAGTGATGTTTTCTTTATCTTCGACTACTAATTTAGCAATCTCAGCCAAAACAGAACCATCACGAGCGACAGCCAAGGCTTCACCAATTTGTTTGGAGTATTCAGCACGAACATCAAAATGTGCCATTGCATCATCAAGGTCGAAAATCAAGGCATCAGAGGTCAACAGACCATCAATCTCAATGATTTTCTCAGCGTGCGGGATATTAACACGCAGGGCATCAAGATCAGCACCAGCTTTTAGGAAAGCCGCCTCAGCACGACCAAACACAGGGAACTGTGCGGATTTACCAGAGGTAATATTACGTTCAATATGGCGACCTTTAGTTACGGAGGTTTGTTCATAAGCGGTGATACATTCACCAGCGAACATTTTAAGGAACAGGGCAAGGCGGTCGTTACCACCTTGGATTAGACCGGGAGCGGCTACAGTAATATCTGCCATTAGTTAAATAATCATCCTTTCGGGAATAAAAATAGACAGCCACAAGGCTGCCGTTTAGAATATGTCGGAATTAGCTACACGAGCTTCTACAGACTGAGTATACTTAGCATCTCGACCATATCGAGGGTCGGACATTGCTTTAGTCATTTCTGCAATATTAGAGAAACTTTTAGTTGCTCCAGAGGTTGCGCTGCCTAAGACAGAACCATTTGCAGTTCCGTTCTTGGCTACCATCTGTGCCTTAACACCATTCAAGTATTCCTTGATAGTAGGCAGGTCAGCGGTGGTCATAATAGTATTAAAAGCGGCTACCTGTGCGTCCCCTTGGGATTTCACAAAGGCTGCCATGCGATTAAAACCCTCAGTGCCACCTGCATATTCCTTGACGGTTCCTACGAATTTGTCAGCGGTCGCTTGGAGACCAGCAATACAGGCATCTACAGCGGCTTTCGGATAACCTGCTGCTTCCAGCTCAGTGTACTGTGCCTCAGTCAAAGCACCAGCTTCATCATAGGTTCTTTGCAGCTCGTCAAAGTTTAAACCTTTGTCGGTAACAAGCTGCTTAACCTGTTCCGTAGTGGCTTTAGCTTCGTTTACTTCTTTCTGTACGACATCATCAGGGTTCGGAGTTGCTACCTTTTCTTCATTATCGGCAGCCTTATCGTCCGAGTTTTCACCTTCCGATGATGTTAAATCTACTTCCTGACCGTTTGACACAACTTCAACTTGTGAGAGGTCGGGTTCGGTAACGGCAGGAACTTCTTCGGTTGCCACGGTTTCTGTGACAACTTCTTGATTTTCAGTGGGTTCCATTTGTTCCTCCTTGTTATTGAGTAGGAGCCGCTTCTTGTCCTTCTATGAGACCTTTAGCGACATTAGGTGTTGCTGCTTGTGCCATTTGCATCATGGCTTGCTGTTGCATTTCTTCTTGCATCTGCTCATCAGATTTAACCAGACCAGTAGTGTCAAGGTTGTGAGCAGAAGCCAGAGAGATAATAGCGTTACCCCAGTTGATACGCTGTTGAGCCTCAGGGATGTCCCTAACAGTCGTTAAGAAACTTGTCATTTTGCTTAGATCGTGACCACGACCAAGAGCTTCAATGCCTGTGGTGATTGCTGGCTCTATCATGTTGTCAGGAATCTGAGGGAGCTGTCCTGTAGCTTGAAGCTGGGCAAGCAGTCTCCGTACCAGTGGAAGCTGTAGTTCTTGCGACAAGATAGAGTAGATACCACCTAAGGTATCCTCAAGTTCCCCAGCGACATACCGGATTTCCTCAGCAGTGACACGTTCGCCACTTCTTTGGACAGCAGAGTTGAGCATAAAAACATAAGACAGCCGAGCTTCTAAGGCATCTGCTGTCTGTTTTGCTATCTGCATATCTTGGGACTTTTGAAGTTGTAGTGTCTGAATGTCTTCGAGGCGACCCGGTGCGAATCCACCATTCTTCGTTGCGGTTACTTTACGAACCTGTGTGATACCATTGGGGTTCACGAGATTAATTACAGTTGCAGCTATAGCGGCTAATTCAACGATTGCCTTTTGGAGTCCCTCAAGTGACTTAAGGTCACCAAGGTATTCCTCGACATAACCACGACCATAGGACTCACCATCGAGCTTAACAAGGCGCAGAGGTATCCACGGGCATTTATCTTTTGGATAGTTATTTTCAGTTCCCGGTATCTGCTTGCCGTCTACTTCTTGGTAGGAGTACATTCGGTCATCTTCATTGCTGTAGTAAACATGGGTGTATACGACTATTTCTTCTTCGGGTTTCTTATTGGAATCAATTAGAGACCTTACTTCCTGTGGGAGCGTAGCAACAGTTAGTTTGTCGGTTGCTATAAGCTGTATCACGTTTCCTAAGGCATCCCTTTGGATTACATAGGAGTTAAGGCGATAGAGCTTAATGCCTCCTTCTTTCGGAGGGAGGAACAGACAACAATTACCAGCGACCAAAAGCTGTTTGATAGCTTCATTGATGGTTACCCTTATCTGGTATGTCTCAATGCAGTTGAGAATGATTTGCTCCATCTGAACGAGCTTTTGCTCAATCTCATATTTAGCGTTGGCATCAGCCTCAAAGTATTCTGCAAGGTCATCACGCAGTGTCAATTTGTAGAAGGGGGCATTAGGAGGGAATAACGCCAAGAGTAACTTAGCAGTTAAATTGTTTAACCCTCTGGCTCCTACGGATTGATAAGGGGTCTCATATTTGGTATCTTTGTTGTCGGCTTCCTTCGGAAATAAAGAAGGAATTGTGAGCTTTGCACATTCTTCTGCCCTTGTGATATAAGATTTACGGTCGTTTTCAAGGCGATCATAAAGCTCTTTTGCCTTTTCGACAAGCTCTATTGCCATTAGATGTTCAACCCGGTTCCTCTGGTATTGCTGATACCAATAGTGAGGGACTGTTTACCAGTCTTCTTTTTCTTAGACTCGATGGCTGAATCGACATCAGCGACAGTAGTTGTCTCAGGGGCAGCAACAGGAGCGGCAGCAACAGGGGCAGGAGTTGTTTTGATTTTTGGTTTGTTACACATGGTACCTCCTGTTCTACATATTTACTGGATTGTAGCCAGTAGAGGTGGAGTTCATTTTGATTTTCAAGGCATCTCTGCCTTTCTTCTTGTTGAAAGCATCGCTATCTCCACCATAGACAGGACTTTCAGGTTCAGTAGCTTCCGTAGAAGGAAGGAGCTGAGAAGCTGTTACCTGTGTGTTAGCAACGCTTGGTGACTTGACTTTAAAACACATTAGGTGTCATAGTCCTCCGTTCTCGGTGGATTTGCTAAAGCTTCACAAACTTCTAAGACTGCCTGTACGCCCTTCATATACCCAATATGTTCATCATTGTTAGCGTGTTGCTTCCTCATCAGTTCAGAGAAACTAAAGACTTGTTTGAGATACTCTAGGTCTCCTTTAGGTAATATAGGAATCATAGAGTCTTCGAGGTCGAATATGTAATCACTTCCTCTCCTCACTTATCTGGAACGATAGTGTTTTCGTTATATGTGGAACAATTAAGTTGGCGACCAGAGGATAGGCTTCTTTGCGGCAAAGTCATAATCGGAAGCCCTTAGAATCCTAGCGACTCTCGCCTGAACCAGTGCATCACTTTCGGTTAGCCCTTTCTTCTCAAAGGCAGCCACAACGGTCTCCCAAGTTGGTGACGGATCTAAAAGTTTCTTAGCGGAGACAGGCCCGCAACCCGGACAGCCCCTATAGTTATCCGTGGTGTCACCTATAAGAGTCTGAAAGAGGTGCCAGTAGTCAGCTTCTTCCTGAGTAATGTCGTAAAATTCGTCTCGGGAAAAATCATAGAAGCGACCCGGAACTGTTTTAAAATCCTTATCACCCGACACAATAATCGTATTACTATTCTTCATTGTCGAAAGGATACCAATGCAATCATCAGCTTCTAAGCCCGGTCTCTGGTAACAGTTGTAATTCTCTTCGACCCATTGCTTCACACCATAGTAGCAGGTGGGCTTACGGTTATCAGCTCTATTGAGCTTGTACGTTGGCAGAACCTGCTTCCGGAAGTTGTCGGTGTCTGAAAAACACATGAGAATCTCATATTTACCTTCATGTTTGTAGTGTCGCAGAACCTTTTCGGTAAAAGTAACTACTGCGTCATCTACCTTTACCTTGGCTTCCCCTGCATCCGCATGGAGTGTCCAGAGGTCATCCCCCCAATCAATAGGGGTTTCGACTGAAGCGGTCTCCCTAAAGACGACCATATCAGCATCAAAAAGAATTTTGAGCGTCATTAAAAATCTCCTTCTGTTTTGTCAGTGCGTATGCCTTTGAACCTTGGTTCCCTTAGGACTCCTTTGGTACTCTCAGACATAGCATCAATTTGAACTATTTTACCTACGATTTCATCATAGAAGAACTCAGACCACCAGCGTTTCCGTTGGGCATCCGTAAGACCAGTACCGACAACAACTTCTTTGCCGTCTCTGAACTGGCAGACAAGTGCGCCAACCATCCCTGTGTATTTCCCGGTTCCCTCTTGGAGGCTCAGGACTTTCAGGTCGTAGCTAATGTCCTTTTTAACTTTCATCATGGTTTCATTACGTTTACCGGGGAGGTAGCCGACACTAGGGTCTCTAACTACCAAGCCCTCACCACCTGCATTCCAGATACGCTCTGCTGCTTTGTCGATTTCTGACCAAGTGTAAGCAAAGTATTGAGGAACAAGGAAGGTATGGTGGTAGCTCTGCCAGAACTCAATGCGGTTTAGCTCTTGGCTTCGTTCTTCATAGGGACGAGCTTCACAGGTTCCCCAGAACTCATCGAGGCTCAGGGCATCATGGACATAAGCCCCAACTTCGTAGTGCTGGGCTTTCGTGTCTCGACACCAACCGCTGATAGTAGGCTGGGGGACACCCTTAGCGTATCCTTCAAAGATAATGATGTCGGTACCAAGGGTCTTAGAGATGTCGTACAGCTCAGGCTTGAGGTGTTCAAGGCTCAAGTATTCTTCACCTGTGCGACTAAAGATATGAACACTGGTGGGATCGCTCAAGGCAAAACAAAAGACACCATCAAGTTTCTCTGAGTACATCATAGGAAACTGAGGTGTCTTCTTGGGTTTCATCTTTTCACGAGGGAGACAGAGCTGTACGAGGTGTGCCTTATCTCGAGGGAAGTCCGGATGGTAGTCGAAGAAGGTCTTAGAGGTTTTCTTTTTAGTTGCCATTTGTTACCTCCATTAATGGGACAATTACGACATTGTATCCCTCAAGTAAGTGTGGTAAGTTTTTCTTATAAAACTGAAACTGCCTTTCAGACAGGTATAGCTTTTGCTCACAAAGGTGCAGAGGTTCTAATTTAGAAGCCTTGAGAAACTCCTGAATAACGTCCTGAGCTGCTTCTCTTTGGCGGGTTCTTTCATGTTCATATTTTATCTGTGCTAGTAGTTGTTGCACTTTCGCAGTTTCTCTAGGGTGTACTGGACACATTAGCTTTCCTCCTCCTTTTTCATAAACAAGCCACACTTGCAGAACCCACAGTCCTTCATATATCTACAAGGACACACAGTGGATTCATTGCGGACATTCTGGCACGGGCAATACATTTTGCCGTATTTAGTTACCTGATTCAGAAACTTATCAGACAAGGTGTCAAGGCGTTCTTCGGAGCGCACAGAGTAGCCGTGGTTGTCGGCGATATGTTGGAGTTCCTTTTTATAGTATGGGGTCATATATCTTCCTCGTTATTTATAACAGTTTTGACCTCAGCTGTGTCAAAGATTGTACCTTCTTCTGATATTTCGCATATCAAAGCTTCCTTAAGGTACTTGTCATAATCAATACAAGCTAACTCAACTGTACCGTACTTATCAAGAAGACTCTTAATATCAACCTCTGAGAACGTATGACGTACTTTAAGATTAACTGTGGTAGTCACTGTGTAAGATGAACTCTTTGTCATTTAGATACCTCCCGCCCTAATTGTTTCATCATATCCTTTACCAAGACGTTCCGACCACATGGACACTGTATGCCCTTGAATTAGAACTCAGCTTGCTCAGGGTTGACCTTAAGTAAATTACGTTTACATTTAGGACATATAATTTGTGTCCATTTGATTTTAGCCATGTTGTGTCTATTCTCCTTCGCTTTCGTCTTCATGCATTAAATCTTTTGCTACATCATAGCCGTCCCAGTTGTCAACACCTGCGGCTTCAAGGTATCCAAGCCATTTGTCACGTTCCAATAGGTACCTATAGGTCTCTACGGAAACGAATTGCATTTCTTTCATTTTATTTCTTAACCTCTTGCACGACTCTAACAACTTTGTCAGTTGCTTTGTCGGCGACCTTATCCAGCTTCTCACCAATGGTATCAATGAGTTTCTCAGCGGTTTCCCCAGTTACTTGAATGTTGTGCGGGGTCATATACTTAGCTGCTATCATTCTAGACATAGTTGTTTTATCAGGAATGAAGAATGATAAAGGGATACTGATAAAAAGCAGAGCAACACAAAGATAAGTCATTACTCTCCCGCACTTAAAAACCATATTTTGTTCGCTGCTATAGTCATCGTGAGCGAGACCAGTTACAAAACCAGTACAAAATACCATAAAAGCAAAGGCAATGGGTAACAGCTGTAACTTACTTACAACATCCATCCAATAGAAAATCATAGGGTCAATAATAGGTTCATGCATAATTAATTTCCTCCTTAGTAGTAGACCTTAACTACTCTTTGCTGTTTGCCAAAGTTTATAGCATCTGCATAGTCGTTAAAGTAAATATCAATTTTGTTAGTGTAACCGCCACCAAAGCGGTCTTCAACGGTATAAAGGTGACCATCAATTTCCACGAGGGTACCAAAAGGTAGATGGTCGGCAGCTATTGTACGACCTTGAGTAGCCTTAGTGCCACTTGCGGTTATCCCATCAGCCTTGCCACATTCCTCAACGGATGCTGTATAGGCTGTTAAGGTAACCTCTTGGAAGTAAAAGGTGGCTAAGAGAAAGAAAAGAAGAAGCCGCTTTAGCATCCTTTTAATGACAATCAAACCACGACCTCCCTATCTTTCCTTCGGTATCCAGTTGTACCCGGAACCCAAAAAATTCCTGTGCCTGTCTCATGGATTCCTGAGCGACCTTAATGACTGTCTCAGCAATCTCTTTCGTCCGACAAGCTACCTGCACTTCATCGTGAACCCAAGCCATGTACTGAAAGTCAGCTCCATGGTCAAGCCCAAGGTTGATAAGGTTTTCTTCGAGTAGCAATATCCACTTTTTGCAGATCAATGCACCTGCTGATTGCAGGAGCAGGTTGAGTGCTGAGTGGAGCGACCGGACGTGCAGAGGGCGACCGTCAAGACCTTTGAGATACCTGCGTTTCCACTTGGTAACTCTGCCTCGGAATTCCTCAGCGACCAGAGCGTTCGTAATGGCTGCCTTAAGGTCAGCAATAGCTGGTGTTTTAGACAGGAACTCTCTTTTAAGTCGTTTACCATCCTTAGCGGTACCATGCACAATTTTGCCAATTTTTGCATCTCCAGCTCCATATAAAAAAGCATCATTATGTTCAACAGAGTTCGTTAAGCTCTGCCCGCCTTTCGGCTGCTCTATGTCACCATAGAGTTCAGACTATATCTTCACCCATGTAGGGGACGTGCGCTTCGTAGCACTTGCTACTACTCCTTGCGGATAGTCGTTGCACCTTCTAAATACTTAATGGAGTGGGATAAAATAGACACATCATCTTGCATTAAACCTAAGGCTCTATTGCAGTTGTGGCACAACAGTCCTCTAACATTTCCTGTTTTATGGTCATGGTCAACAACTAAGATGCCAGAGTGATGTTCTGCCATTTTGAAATTATCTTTACCACAAATAGCACACTTAAATTGTTGCTTTTCTGCTATATTAAGATATTCTTTAATAGTCAGATTATAAGCGCGTTTATAATAAGCTTCTGCTATACCATAGTCTTTACAAAAATCACAACAGTAATATTCACTAGGAGCCTTTGGCATAAATAAAAAACCACAATGGCGACACTTCTTTTCTTTGAAGTAGCCTTGCGGATATTTCGAGGCTTTCCCTGTTTGTAGTTTCTTAGGTTTGTTACGTTGTGTTTGTAATATTTTCAGTAGATAATCTTCTTTTGTCATTTTAAACTCCTTAAATATTTAGCTTGGCTCAGGATTGTCTCAATATGAGAGTTTCCCTGAATTCACACGTTTTTAATCGAGAGGTTACCCTCAAGTCATCCTATGCTATTAAGATGAAGGTTTTCGCTTGGTTACGAGTAGGCAGCCCTGCGGCAAGCTGATTGGCTGTGTGGATGTCGCCGTTGAGTATCTCATGGGCGTAGGCTCCGTTGTCGTATGGATACATGAAGTGAGCTAGACAGCGCAGTTCAAGGCCGGAGGCATCGACACCTACTTGATGCCATCCTTCGGGGACGGTAAAGAGGCTGCGACATTCCTTGCCATAAGGGCTACCTATGGACGGCACTTGGGCGACGTTGGGAGCTGCGTGGGTGGCTCTGCCGGTTACTGCTCCGCATGAGTTGACGGAGCCGTGGATGCGGCCATCTTCTTTGACGCATTTGAGCCAGCCATATTTGCCGTCGATTAGTTGGCCGAGGCGTTTGGTTATCATCAGGTATTCCTCGAAGCCGCCTGCGATAGTGCGGAGTTCTTCAGGAGCTTCGGGGTCTGCCTTTAGATAGCCAAAGGTGATGTCGTCTATCTTGAGACGGTCTGTACCTTCCTCAAAGAGTTCCTCGTTATCAGGAATGTACTTGAAGTGGTTTTTGATAAGCCACTCAATCTGCTGCCGACTATTTGGGTTGAAGTCTTTATACTTCTGAATAGGCACACCTTTGATGTAGCCTTTAGTTTTGTTGTCTCGTTTCGGGATAAATACTTTGTCGGGAATCAGTGGAACCTGCTGCCGTAAGACAGCATCAAGAGTAGCACTGCGACTTCTGAGTTCTATTTCAAGCTCTTGGGCAGCAAAGACATCAAAAGGAAAGCCGTTGCGTTCCTGTTTTGCCATGAGCCACTGAGCTTGGTGTTCAAGGATTATAGGGGCTTCTGGGTAGTTTTTACTCATCAGTTTCTCATAGAGTTTCTTGGTGACCACTACGTCCTGAACGCAGTAGGTAAGCATCTCCTCAGAGAAGTGCGCCCAAGCATCGGCGGTTTCTTCTGCATAGGTTCCTTTAAGTTCCCCTAAGCGGAAGCCCCAAGCCTTTAAGCCATGAGAGCCATAGAGTTTACCGGGAAGTCTGCCTGCTCGTAAGAGTCCGTTGTCACTGTCTTTGATGTTGCCATAGATCAGGCGGGATAGGACAAGGGTATCCACGACATTCCCTTGGAGTGCATAAGGCACCTTGATGTCTGGATAGAGTTTCTCTAAGGCAGGGAGGTCGAAGTTGATGACATTATGACCACAAATAAAATCGCCCTCCCGGATTGCCTCAAGGAGCCGTTTGGCTCCCTGATGGACTTCCGAGGGGCGGTATTCTGTGACATTATTTTCTTCATCAATTATGACCATGCAGTGAGCTTCTGTCACTGTGTCTAAGAGACCATTAGTCTCAATGTCAAAGAAAAGCAAGGATTACAGGTACTTTCTTCCCAGCTCTGCGTTTTCATCTTCAAGGGTTAAGATGTCTTCACGCATTTTAGCGATTGCTTTGGTGTTAGCTTCTCTCAATGCTTTAGCCATTTTGACTTGCTGTTTCAAGCACCATTTTTGCATACCGAAAAACATTTTAATCAGAAACAATTTTAATACCTCCTGTGTTTTGATAGGCTCTGAGAGCCGCTTCTTGTTGTCGTCCAGCAGAAAAACTGGAGATTAGTTTGAGATATCCGATGACCCTTGTGCCGTAATCGACATCAGCCGAGTGGCATTGAGGACAAGCGGTATGATAGTTGGGGTCTATATGTCCGCAATGTTTACAGACAGTGCAAAGGACGTTAGTAGTCCAATACGGAACCCCGTGTCTTATGTTGGTCTGGATAAGGTTTAACGCCTCAGCTTTTGTAGGAACCCTCTGGAGATTGAGATGCAGAGCAGCTCCTCCATCAAGGTACTGTGAGACTTCCTTACCGTGAATTTTGATTTTGTCAAGGATGTTCCAGCTAGTGTCCTCTACTGGGTAGAAGTAGCTGTTATAGCAATCACGAGGAACCCATAACCCATCTTCTTTATCCCACTTAGCATTTTTGACACCAAGGTTTTCAGCAGGGACAAACTCGGTATTAAAGCGGGTTCCAAAGGTTTTCAATGCTTCCTTGTTGAGGTTTTGAATGGTCGACAAACAATACTTAAGATACTCTGTGTAGTTCTCGGCTTTCCAAAAACCAACAGCAGTGTGTTTGCAGATATACTCAAAGCTCTCAAGACATCCATTGATACCAATAGTGCAGAACTGTTTGTCAATGTCGATGAAACCTGCGGAGTAAGCAGGAAGCATACCAGCTTCTATCATATCCATATGGTAACTTCGGTGTGCCATAAGATACTTCTGGACACGCTCAACGACATCAGGCAAGACGAGGTGTGACTGTCTGAGTCTATTAAAGTTGATAGTGATAACCTGTACGCTACCTGTGGAAACCCCACCAGCACCGAGAGTATAGCTGAACGTATTGTCTGCAAACTCGTTGCGGAGGCGACAACAGGAGGCAAGGCTATCTGCGCTGTCAGACTCATAGTGAAAGAAGCTGTGACCTTTAGACATTTGATCGGCTAAGAGGTCGAGGAAGTCCTTGTCCTTTGCTGTGTCTTCTTCAACCAGATAGGCAGCAGTTATGACCGGGAAAGTAAGCAGCTCTTTACGGCGTTCTTTTCGGAACCACTCCATGAAGAACTCTTGGAGCTGCTTAAGTGTCTCATAGTCAGGCTTGGTGCCATCAGGGAAGTAAAACTCATCAAAGAGGGACGTAAAGTAGTGTTCATCAAAGACTGAGATATTCCAGAAGATACTTTGGAATCCTCGGGCAGCCGCAGGTTGGTTCATGGAGTAGATTACACCCTGTAACTCCTGCTGAATCTCACGACTGTTTGTCGTCAGGTAGTTTCTGCCGTAGGTCTTCTTAGCGAAATAGTCAAAATACATAAGGAACTCGACTGTAGCTACAGCCCCCGCAAAGCCTCCTGCAATTTGATACATGAGGTTGACGAAGGAGCCACAGAAGCTCTGTAGGTTCCTTGGTCTGCTTGAGGTTCCTCCGATAGCCTTAGAGCCGTCAAATAGGAACGGGTAGAGTGTGATAGAGGCACAATAGGGTTTCAGTGAGGTTTCATCATGGACATAAATAAGATGAGAGTGGATATCCTCAAGATACTGTGCGGCTAAGTCTGCGCCAAACATTTGCGTTATCTTGTCACAGACAATAGCCCTATTTACCTGAATGTTCTCGTACTTATAAAGTTCTGCCTCCATTGTTGCTACGTTCTTTGAGGTGACATTAGCGTTAGGGTCAACAATAGATCCGTCAGCAGCGGTGTCGGCAGTAATGTAATTCTTGATAAAATCTAATTTACTCTGAATCTGAGTCGGAGTTAGGTTGTTGAGCAATTTCTTCTCCTTTCAGTATTTGGAACTGTTTGGTCATATCGACCCAATGAGGGGTACGACCGGAATAAACGCCATATTGGTCGGTTACAATCGTGTGTTCTTTAACATAGAATCTTTGGTTCGTAGTAGGTTCCTCAAGACCACCAAGGTCTTCTTTATAGGAACCTGTCTTGACCCACTTGATTTCTTCTATATCAAGGTATTTATCAGGGGCTTCATCACGACCTGAATAGAGACCAATAGGTAAGCCTGTTTTCTTCGCTAAGGCTTTGATAAGGATACCAAGGGACTTCTCGGTAATACCGTTGTTTGTAGTACCGCCCATTAGGACAATAGCAGTGATGTCCTCAGGATACTTCTGAGCAAGCGCATAGGCATTGTAAACAGTATCCTCAAGGTTCAAGGAATCCCCTTGGTCACCAATAAGATAGTCCGAGTGACAGCCGGGGCAGTTCTGACGACAGCCAGAGAACTCAATGTAGACTGCTGTTTCGCCGGGGAGTTCCGAGATAGTGAAACCAATGCTAGAGACTGGATAAGAGTAATTTTTTTTCATAAGTATGTTCCTCCTTAAAATTAAAAAGGAACATCATCATCGTTACCCAAGTCAATGTCCTTTTTGTGTGGTTTTTCTGCGGCTACAAGCCGATCTGTTTCTTTGTCATAGGCTAAATAGCCAGCAATTCCTGTTTCGCCTGTGAAGCGACCTTTAAGAATCCTTACACGAACCAAGTTTTTCTCAGAGTCATCCGCTTGCTGGTTGCGTTCTAACGCCCAGACACCATCGGATAACTGAGGGAGTGCTTGGGAACCCCGAAGATGACTGAGGCTTACTGCCCCTCCTTCTTCTGCTGGTGTCCCATCGACACGCTTAAGATGCGACACAACTAACATCCCGACTCCTGTTTCTTCTGCAAGACTGCGGAGCTTTGTCATTAGTACGTCTGTAGCCTTTCGTTCATTGTCGATTTCCAAACCGCTGATAGCGATTGAGATATGGTCAAGGATAATAAAGTCGCATTGTTCGGCGGTTGCCATATAGCGAATGTTTTTGATTAGGTCGTCTGACTCCAGCGACCCAAAGTGTTCATAAAAAATAAAATGCCCTGAGCCGAGTGTGGCATCAAAGGCATCTTTGTATTCGTCCTCAGTAATGAGGTGTCGGTTAAGAGCGAGGCGTTTGCCTGTGTGGATAGACATTAACCCTTTGGCAGTCCTCTTGACATTTTCTTCAAGCATCAGCATCCCAATTTTCAAGCCCAGGTTGACCCCGCAGTGATGTGCAAGCTGTCTGACAAAGGTAGTTTTACCTGTGCCAGTGCCAGCAGTGATAAGCACCAGTTCCCCTTTTCGGAGTCCCAGAGTCATCTTCTGGAGGTCTATATCCCACGGCAGCGGATACCCTTGGGCTTCTTCCTGTTCGGTTGACAGGGCTTCCCAGAGTTCTTCGCCGTTGACTATACAAGCGGGTTTATAGGTCTTCGCACGGAAAACTGCATTTACTACTGCTGAGGCTTGTCCCTGCATCAGACACTCATTGGGGTCTTTGAGGGGCAGGGTAGCAATCTTGAGTTTGTTGGGGCTAAGGATACCGCAAACGCTGTCTACAGCTTCACGACCTACCTTGTCCATATCAAACATAACGATTACTTCTTCAAACCCTTCAAGCCAGTCATACTGTGCTTCAAAGGTCTTCTTTGCTGACTGTGCGCCATTAGGCAGCGACACAACAGGGTATTTGTTGCCCTGAATTTGGCTAACAGTGAGGCAGTCGATTTCACCTTCGGTAATGATTAGTTTCTTACCGGAAGTAAAGAGGTGCTGACCAAAGAAGCGGCGTTCAAGGTTTCCGAGGGTCTCAAAGGTTTTGTCGGCGTAACGGACTTTCTGACCTATAACAGTACCAGCCTCATCAATGTAACAGGCAAACTGAGCAGGTCTATCATGTCGGAACCCCTTGTAGTACCCGTAGATTTTACAGGTTTCCATTGAGATACCACGGGCAGTTAATGCTCCAAGGTTTAGATCAACAGGAGATACCACACCTCCCTTGGTCACTGGCTTGGCAGCTTTTGTCTGCTGTTCTTTATTTTGATGTTGGGTGTTACAGCTAAAACAATAACTGTGTCCGTCATCATAGACACACATTGCATCACTACTGCCACAATCAGGGCAGGGGACGTGTGCCTCCACAACTTGAGATTCGGTCTGTTCCATATTAGAGTACCTCTACAGTTTGGATATTAGGGTAGGTAGCAACAAGGGTCTTGAACAGGTCGCTTACAGCAATCCTTTGGGAGTCTGTAAGGTTTCCAGCGGTGTCGCAGAGGATGTAGATGGACGTTGTGTTGTCCTTGAAGTCCCACTGTGCGACAGCGTTGACATCCCTGTCTGCTTCTACTGTGCCATCATTTTGGATAATGAAGTGATACCCTGAGTCGAACTCACCAAGACGGCGAGCAGCATTGACTAAGGCTTCCTTATCAGCTCCATTAATAGGCTTCTTGATGATATAGAACCAGTCTGTGCAGGTACGTTGTTTGAATTTTAGAGTGCTTATTTGCTGCTGCCTCCTTTCTTTAGAATGAGTCCGTTAGTGGGTTTCTTAGGTTCATCAAACCAGCTTGGCGGAATAAATTTACGAGCATATTGGTAGCCGTGTTTTTCGCACCAGTCAGCAACAGTTGTCTTACTGCCTGAATAGATTTTGGTGGTAAGGCTACTAAAGACAAAACGGATGTCGAGGTGTGGGTATTGGTCTTTGATGAGGAGATGCTTGCGCCTGTCTTCTGCATCAAAGAGACCTTTAGCTTCCACGATGATACCATTAGGTAACACCCAATCAGGGGTGTAATAATGATCGGTTGCTGGAATAATATAAGGCAGCTTGTGTTTCTCGTAAGCTGCCTCAATTCCTGCATTTTTCAGTTGTTCTCCTACTTTGTCTTCAAGCCCGCTACGGTATGCCGTGGGTTTCTGATAGAACCCTCCATGACGATTAAAGAAGCGTGCAGCCAATGTTTAGAACTCCGCTTCTTCTTCTTCGGCATCAAACGGTACCGGAATGCACTCGTTCTTAGTTACATCGTAGCCCTCTTCTTTGTCGAAACCAAAAGCAGATGCGTTAAACCCGCCCGGTTCCTTGTATTCGATACACTGTACAGCATCCAGATACAAAGTCAGGCCACAGTTAACGGCAGACTTGTGATAGGGACTGACAGTGAAGCGTACACGACAAACAGAGCCGTGACCGATGTCGCCTTTTATTGGGTTACCTTTAGCATCAAAGATAGGAATGGTGCGTTGTTTTACTTCACCAGTCTTAGACGTGTAGCTGGTTTTGGTCTTAAATTTAAAGACGATATCACCATTTTTGTCTTCACGGCTGCCGAGGCGAGCGTTCGTCCATTTTTTACCTTTGAACTCACTGGCGTTCTTAGCGGCCTCCAGTTCTTCTTCCAGTTTAGCTAATAGTTTCTCAGTGTCTTCCTTGTTAAAAGCCATTTGGATTGTATAGCCAACCTCAGCACCATCAAAGAACTCCGGACTACGGAGCTTGGGATACTGAGCGGTTCCTTTAGGGGTTATGATTTGTGTTCTCAAATTATAAATCTCCTTTTACTTTTTTTTTAGTTTCGGTAGTGCCAACATCAGCGGTTTCACATGTTGTAGCACTAAGTTTATCAACAACAGCGATTTTGAAGTTTTCGTTTTTTTCGATGACGAGCTGGGCAATCTGTTGGCCTTTAGAAATATATTCGGAATACTGCCCGATATTTTCGACCAACAAAAGCAGTTCCCCTCGGTAATCGCTGTCAATGATGCCAGTGCCATTGGCTAGGCGCAGTTTCGTTGTTGCTCCTATGTGGGAACGCAGAAAGACTTTGCCGTGGTATCCTTTGGGCACCTCAAGGGCTATCCCTGTGTGCACCACATAAGCGGTGGGTACGATGCGGTTCGGAAGGATTTCGAGGGAATTAATGCTGCTGATGTCGAGACCAACAGTGGCTTCCTTGGGGAGCTGTGCGTCCTCGTGGAGCTTTAGGAGTTTTAGGATTGGTAGGGTTGCTATTTCTTTCACCTCCTTCCGACTACAATATCTTCGTTTTTCATGCTTATTGTTCAATCTCCCTTGGATTAATAGTTTTACCTTCGAGGCTCTCAATGAGCCATTTAGCATAATTCCGGATTTTCTTAGCTTCTTTGAGCTTGTCCTCACCAGCTTTACGACCCATGCGACACACATATTTAATGATGTTGCCCTTGACGTACCCTTGGAACTCCTCAGGTGTCATGTTGGCTTGCATGGTTTCTATGGGTTGATGAAGGGTGTCATAGTGGTTGGCAGTGGTTACCGTGTATGGCTCAAGGTCTTTTAAGTGTATAAAAGTCCAATTATCAAATGGGAGTGTTTCTTCTCTGCGCTCTTTATTCGGGTAATAGAAAGCAGGGAGAGAAGAGCCATCATCGTATTTTAATTTGACAATTTCTCCTTTGTTGAGATATCCGGCACCCAGCTGGGGAGCAGCGACGACAAACAGCTTACCTCCTTGGTTGATATACTTTTCAAATTCTTGTCTGTTCATAATTACTTACTTCCTCCTTTTTTTAGATAATTTTAAGGGTCCTAAAGGATATCCTTAAGTATTACTATTTACTAAATAACAGTAGGAGTAATCTTTAGGTATGTCCTTTGGTTTCCTTTCTCACTTATGTGGAACAATTAAGAAAAGATGTATTTACTGTTAGCAATTTCATCTAATTTCAGGTCGCCTCTTTTTGGTAAAGTAGGGAGGGATGTGTCGGAGAGTTTCAACATATCGTTCTTGAAGTTCTCAAGTACGTCTTGCTCAGTGTACATTTCAATGAAGCTCTGGCGTACTGCCTTATACATGGTCTTTGCTTGAGCTACAGGTGAACCATAGGAGTCATGTATCATCGCAAAGTGCCTGATACCTGCATCTACAGCATTGCAGACAGTTAGTTGAAGGTGGCTTGCATCCATGCTATGAATGAAGTTAGGAGCGACACCCTGAGCTTGCGCTCTTTTGTCGATATTACCAGTGACGTTCAGACCATAGAGACGGATGTTTTTACCTGCACATCTTAGGCGTACCTGAGTGCTGACACATTCCATATAGCTTTGTTGAACTGGGAGACCCATTGGAGTCGTCCAAGTAACTACTTGACCCTTCTTGGTAACCAGCTTGGCGCAGTCCTGTAGCCACTTCATGCCATCTACAGCGGCAACTACAGTGGTTCTAACGGCGTTCCAGATGAGCTTCGCCATATACGCAGAGGCTTGCCAGCAGTTTTCATCAGTGAATACGGAAGCATCTTTCTGTTCCTGCATATCCTTTTTGATTATGTCTTCAAAGATTTGGTCTCTAAAGCCATACTCCTTGGAGCCATAGGCGAGAGTCATAACGGAGCGTTTGGTTACCTTCCGAGTAACGCCATACATTCTCCAAAGTTGTGCAAGGGTCTTGGTACCAAACTTGATTTTAGTATCGACAACATCATCTAAGGTACCGATCTGGAGGTCTTCGTCTATTGCTGCATTTACTTTGACAGCAACTACTCCATAGATGTCATTGGGTTTGTCGGAGGGCAGGAGGTTTACAGCTGCACCGCCTACAGGGTCTCTAAGAATTGCAGAGAAGTGCTGGAGTCCTGAGCAGGTACCATCAAAAGCCACAGGGATACCCGACACAAAGCCTTTAGGACTGCCATGTTCAATTTCCCACTGCTTCCACGCTTGCCACTCAAAGCAGAAAGCCAGGAATTGACAGGGTTCGTCTTGGTTCATCCAAAAGGTGTTAGCAAGCGGGTCAAGAGCAGAAGCAAGTATTTCAAGTTCGTTGTCTTTGACCCATTGGATGCGGTCATCATAGCTGACTTTATCGACACCAGCTAGGTTTGCACCGTGGACAGCAAGCCAGTTGATGTCTTCCATATCTTCACAGGCAGGAGCATCAGCAAAGAGGATAAGTCCCTTGTTCAGGTCATCCCCTTGGAAGCTGAAAGAGGGCAGAGGGTAGACACGACCTCGGAAGTCCATGTTGCAAGGGAAGTAAATTTTGTCGTACTTAGAGAACTCCTCAGCAGTCTTAATGTTTCCAATGGCTCTCAGGGCAAGGCTTTTACGGCTTATTTCATCCTTGTAGAAGCCGACCATAACTTTACGGTATTCCTTGAGTTGTTCCTCTGTAGGTTCCTCAGGAAGCACCATAGGCTTCGGAGCTTCGTTGATATAGGGGATACCTGCACGACCTCCACCAAGCTCCATTACATCTTGCATGACTGCTAAGACTTTCTTATTGATTTTCCAAGGAGTCGCTTGGATACTATTGATTGCTTTTCTTACGCCAGCAAGCTCCATCTGTCCTAGCTTTTTCAGATACTTCTTACCAAAGACAGTCCGTTGATCTCGGAGTCGGAGCAGGGATGTGCTGGTTTGAAGCTCACCGTAATAACCACCTTCGTCGTAGGATTCCCAAGGTTTCGGAGGGATGATAGTAGGGCAAAGGCGGTAGGCACTGCTTACTGCGTTATCCTCGTTGTTCATCCACGCATCCAAAAGGGCTTGGGTCGGCTGCAAATTCAAGGTCGCACCTTGTTGGCAGTATTCAAAGTAAGGTGTATTCTCAATGATTATATTGACTAAACAAGCGGAGAGCTGCATCAGGTCTTGAGTGTTCCATTTAGGAGCTTGGTAGCCGTCACGCTTCATCCATGCAATCGCATAAGCACGGCGGTAGAAGCTCTGAACACGTTGGTTAATTCCATTATTGACGACAACATTTCGACTCGGATTAAGACTGAGGTAGTGGGTGAGGTTGTATTCGTCTTGAATTTCCTTGCCGATGAGTTGGCTTACGTTAGACAAAAAGAGGTCTTTACGTTTCATAAGGTTGTTCATAAGGATTGAGAAAGGCGAGAAGGTCAACAAGCTATAAAGCTGGTCTTTCTCCTCCTTGTAAAGCTCTACCATTTCAAACAAGATGCTTACATAGGCAGGTTTTACGCCTCTTTTCGGAGCCAGTGCGTTTTCGACAAACAGCTTGACGGCTTCAAAAACATTGCTGTATTGATGGGCTATAAACTTCTGTCCAAGGGTAGTTGTTCCGACTTGACCCTCTGCCTTGGCTTTGTCGTAGGCTTGGCGTAATTTCTGTTCACCAAAAGTCTTGTAACGTGCCTCCAGCTCTAGTTCTTCAAAGTACAGTGGGTGTTTTTCCATGATGTTTGTCTCCTTCTTTTCTTCAAATTTTGTTCGCTTTTAATACGAACATAAGGCTATTATAACGAACGTACGTTTTGACACAAGGCCAATAAAAAGCCACCCTCAACTAATCGCGAGAATTAACACGAACTTATGTTTAGTTAAAGGTGGCTATTCGTTAGGTTTCAAACCATAAAACTTCCTGCTAGCTTGAGAAAAGTTTTTTCCAAGGGGCTAAAATAATAGCGAGTATTATTAAAATTATTAGGTTTTCTTTAAGTCTCCTTGTCATAATGCTGTCTCTATCAGGTTGGAGATTGCATTAAAGCCTGTTGCTGTGACTCGAATTTGTGTTTTGCGTGAACATCCTCCGTAGTAACATTTGATTACCTTAAAGTATTCCTTGGGAGCTTCTTTTGTTAACTCATAGGCACACTGGGCTTGCTTGGTTAACCAGTTGATACGCTTTAGGAAGCTAAATAGGTCTGTTGGTCTAACTCCATTCATTACAGCGACATCCGTTATGGTGTAGCTGTCCTCAGCGTTCATATATTTGTCGTAAATTTTAGCTTTTGGTTTCAGTTGGTTGATTTGATGGGCTTGGGCTTCTAGCTTTGCTTTTTGTTGGTCTATGACGTTATTTGCGACTAACATAGCTTTAGCTAGGAATACACTTGGTTCTTCTAGGGCTTCCTGTGCGGTTTCAGGTGTGAGATACATTTTGTGCTTGCGGATCGCCGGAAGGACTTCCGAGGTTACCCAACGTTTGAATTGTTTTGCGGCAGGGAGTTTTGAACGTAATATTAAGGAATACACTCCACTCTCATTGATAAAAGTTAAGCCTCTGTTTGGTATTTCTGCGGGAACGAAGTTAAAAGGAAATACTTCTTTTGGTAGATGATTTTCTAAGGTAACGATTTGTGACCTTTGAATTAGTTGTTTGTCATCTTCGTCTATATGGTCAATTAATGCCTTTTTCGTGTTGTTATAGCCGAGTGCCTCCGCTACATCTTTACCAGCGAACCATGGCTCACCATCTTTCACTATTACCCGCATTTGTCCAAAGGCTTCATTTTGGAATACTTGTAAATTGTTCATATTGTTTATTCCTCCTTAGTGATATTGTCGAACAAACGAATAATTTTCACTTGTCAACGTGTTTAGTATTTGGGGATTAGCTGTCCTCCATGGTGCCCACGAGGAGTCCTCATAGGCACTAGCAAGACAACTATTAATAATTACCTAAGTTACTTTCTATTTGGTCTAATCTTTCTACTATTTCATTAACATCACACTCTGTAAGTGTTCCAATGTTATACATTAATTTAATTAAAGCTTCATAACTTCCGACTTGTTTTTTCAAAGTCTCTAAGTCTTTCATTTGTATATCCTCCTCATTCTTCTTATAACCCGAAGTTCTTTAAGGTCGTGTCCCAGTCGATAGCTAAGGCAGCTAAGACAAGGAACATCATAATTCTGTCAAGAAGTCTCATTGATCGTCAGACCTCCTCCTCAACAATATCTATAATGCTTGTACAGGTTTCTTTTAGGTTCTCACGGTTTAACCTAGGAGCTGCAAGTTGGCTTTGGAGCTTCCTTGCTTCCTCTAAGACATCCCGAAGGGCAGCCGAATAGGAGTCAACCATGCCCTCATGCTCTCTTAAACACGCTTCATAGCCTTGTATTTCCGAAGCGTGCGCTCGGTCTGTGCCTGTCATTTCCTGCGCTACTAGGTCGGCGAATTCATCGCCTAGGGTGTTTCTCATGGTTTCCACTAGGTCAGCATGGCTCATAACCAGTATTGTCTGACCGTCTTTGAGTGTGATTTGTTCAATACTGCTAATCATGTAAACTCCTCCTTATACGCCCCATACTGTCAAATGTAAGATAGCTAGGGTCAAAAGTTCTCCTAAGGTTGTTCCTAAAATTATTTGAACGATCAATTTCATGTCTTGCCCTCCTTATGTTCCTTATGATATAATCTAGGTAAATCAGGGTAGCAGGGTGTGAGCCTGCCCCCTGTCTCTACCTACTTAATGAGCGGTTCGAGACAACAAACTAAGGGTAAGGGCTAACAGGATAACTGCTAGTCCTTTCTGTTTTGTTGTCAAGGTTCTTACGCTCCTTCCTAGAGGCTTACTATCGTTAGCTCTGCTAACTGTTTGTATCCTCTTGGCTAACCTCTAGGAGTTCCTAAAGGTCAGCAACAAGACACAAAAGGCTTTATCTTTCTTCTATTAAGGCTTCCCAATCGCTATAACCCAGCAAGTCTGCGATGGTATCCGTCTCAAACCAGAAGAAATCATTTATATCTGTTTCTGTCGGGGTGTTCATATTAAAACCGCAATCTTCCTCTAAAAATCTCCAAACGGTGCTAAGTTCCTGTTCTGTCAGCATTGCTACTGTATCCCTTGCACCTGCCCAAAATTCAAAGTCTGTGCTGTCTACTTCCTTGTAAATTTTCATGCTTCTGCCTCCTTTAAGGTCTCAAAATGTGCTTTTATACTGCCGTTTATCATTAGAAAACATTTTCTTTCCTTGCAGTTTATTAGGTTAAAAGCCGCCTTTATCATGTTCTGTAATTTAGATGTTGTTCTGCTGTAATAGCAGTTATTAAAAGCATTTCGCCTGTTTTGGTGTTTAAATCTAATATTACTGTTTCGTAGCTTTTTATTATGTAGCGTGTACCTGTAAAGACTGCCGTTGCGGAGCTACCTCGAAAGTCTCGGAGTTGCTCCAGTTTTGACTGCATGGCTCTGTAAGGTGTGTAAGTGTTGTTAGTTGTCATTTTTTGTTCCTCCTTTTGATTTTGTTTCAATAAGATTTTTCTTGTTGGTTATAAGATAACACTTATTTTTCTGTTTGTCAACAAGTTTTTTCTTATTTTCAAAAAAGATTTTATTGTTGACAACATTGTTTTAAGACTATATAATGAAGAAAAGAAAGAAAAAAGAAAGGAGATACATATAATGGAAAAAGAAGAATTTATTAAAGATTGGAAAAAGTTCCTTATTGAAATAGGAAAAAGTGAAACAATCCTTGCAAAAGAATTAGGAACAACACAGTCCAACCTAAACCAAAAAACAAGTAAAGGTACAATCCGGTACCTAGAGCTTTCTAATATTGTAGAAAAATATGGTTACTCCATAAAAATTCATAAAGGGGATACAGAAAAATGACTACAAAGAAAACGACCACAGCACGAAACGCAAAGCCTGCTTTTGTATGGGATGAAGAAACTTTAATAGGTTCTTTAATGAGTTCAGAAAAACAAAAAGTTTCTGTTTATCTATGCAAGAAAGATACAAAAGGGTACATTTCAGTCGTAAAGGCTGTAAAACTTAAAACAGGCTTTAAACCTACGAAAGGGTTTGCAATTCCCTACCACTCAGCACAACAAATTTCTGCTTTAATAAATAGAGCATTTAATGAAGGACAGAAAATGAATTATAGTTCTGAATGGGAATCAGAAAGTAAAGCAGTAGAAGATGAAGAAGCAAAACTAAGTTCTGATGTGATTATTTATTTGTAATAGAAAGAAAACAGACAACAAATAAAATCAAAAGACACCTTGAAGGTATCCAAAAGGACGCTTTCAAGGTGTCTTTATTTATGCTATAATGATTTTGTGAGGTGTTTAATGATGAATAGTAACCGACTAAAATTATACTTTTATTTAATATTTGTTATATTTGTATTCTTTTCATTTATTATTGTTCCAAAAGAACAGAGCAGGGTGAATTCAAAGAAGCCTATTATTGTGGATTATGTATTGTTTTCAGATGATAAAACTAAAGAAGTTAAAACAATACCATACTATGAAAACGAAAATATTTCGTTTGATGAGTGGTTAGCAAAACATAAAATTTCTGCTAAATTAGTCCCAGAAAGTTTTACTTTTGATAAATACTTAGAAAGCCGAAACGAGATAAAATATAAACAGAAAATAATTTATAAGCCTTATTACAAGACAAGATATGATTTAATAGCACGTAATATAATATTGTTTGGTTCTTTATTAGCTGGTATTTTTATAAGTATACGACTACGGCAGACAAGACAATAAAACCAGTAGTAACCTTTAGGAATTCCTAGAGGTTATTTTTTTTTATCCTCTAAAATACTGTTCCTCACTTATGTGGAACAATTAAGAATATCTTTGTGACAATTAAAAAAAATCAATCGTTCCATATTAGTGAGAGAAGGTTATTATTTGTTGACCATTGGAAGCTAGAGGATATCACAAGGATACCTAAAGGATTGCCGACAAAACAGATAAAATTGGAGAAAGAAACACAAGAGGGACAAAAACGTTCCCACTACTATGAAATCTTTGTGAACAATTTTAGTACCAGCTACTAATTTTTGAAAAAATAAACAGAGGTTCTCTGGTTGTAGTGTCGCAGATAGTGACTTATAATGTAGGAAACCCTTGGTATCCCTTGGTTCTCCTGTGGTATCCTCTATAATCCATAGTTATGTACTAGGTTGCTAGGGTGTGCCTGTGTAATCCTGTGTAATCCTGTGGTGTTCCTGTGATGGAGGCGGCAGGAGCTAAATGTTTGTCTATGGTTACCCGCTTGGTCGCTAGGTCGTGCCTGCTTGCACGCACGCACACGCCCGCACGCATGTTTTATATATAATGGAAGGGAAGCGGCCACCGGGGGGGAGCAGCGGAGCACCACCAACACATAATACCCTCTCACATTTTTTTGGTAATTTTTACCTTTAAAGGAGGCATTGGTTATGACAAGACGACCAAAAGGTGATGGGAGTATCACTGAGTTACCCAATGGTAAGTTCAGAGTAAGAATAGAAATTCGCCCGGATGGAGGCGACAAAAGGAAATGGGTATCAAAGACGGTAGGTAGTATATCGGAAGCCCGTAGTGTCCTTAAGGAACTCGAACGACAAAAGGCTGACAACAAGCTAATAGCGGCTAAGAAGGAAAACTTCAAGGACATTGTTGAGATGTACCTTAAGGAACTGGAGGAAAGCGGAGAAGTCAAAGAGACGACCCAATGGGGCTACAAGATGTTTCTGTCTAAGTGGCTGCCTTATTTAGAGGCTATGCCTGTTCAGAAGATAACTTCAAGAACCCTTGATAAGATAATGCAGGACTGGAAGACACAATATGGTGTCAATTCTATCTTATCGTATCGTAGGGCGTTGAGCTGCCTGTTTACTTTCGCTATTAAGAAGAAGCTGATAAGCAGAAGCCCTCTAAAGGACATCAAGAGGATTAAGAATGTGTCAACAAAGAAGTATCTGGAGATTATTAGTCCAGAGGAACATGAGCAGATCAAAAGGATTACCTATGGTGACTTTAAGAGTTTCTTAGAGACCGGAAAGGCAACGTCAAAGACCATGATGTTTCCTATTTATATGCTTGCTTATGAGACCGGAATGAGGCGAGGAGAAATAGCTGCCTTGAAGTGGAGTAGTGTCGATTTCAAGCAGAACACTATCTTCGTGGAATCCAATATGGTTCATGTGGCAGGTAAAGGAACCTTCGAGACGACACCAAAGACTGAATCATCTGTGAGACCTATTCTTGTCTCTGAGTCACTATTGGAGCTGCTAAGGACTATTAAGGATACCTACGAGAAGTTCAACATAAAGGCGACTTACCTTTTTGTCGGACAGAAGCATACCTGTATAATACCTTCGCAGATTGGAGATAACTTTAAGGAGATAAAAGAGAAAGCAGGTATAACAAGACCTCTGACTTTCCACGACATTCGGCACACAAATGCCACTATCCTTTTGACAAAGGGCTTTAACACCAAGGTCATATCCACACGATTAGGACACTCAAATATAGCCATAACCCTAGATACTTACAGCCATGTGCTTAATGCTACCATGCAGTCGGCAGTAGGTTTTCTGGAGGAACAATCGGGTCACTATTCGGTCACTATGGGTAGTTAA